TTTAATTTCATAAACGTCAAAAATGTTTTCTATATTTTTCATGATAGCTCCAAAAGTTAAGGGTTAACTGTTTCATGCTTTTGCAATCATCAGTAGGAACACACATTCCTAAACAGTACATTAAAGACTTTAGGTAATTGCCTACCTTTTATCTTTAACTTTGGTCAGCTTAATTAAACCTTACGATCTAACCCCTGATTGACACTCTCTATTCGCTTATCTGGTATCGAGCTAATTACTTCCTTGCATTACTTGGAGATCATGCTGTTCCAGTTCGTGTCGTGGGTTGCTAACCCTTAGTCTTTCTAGCTTCTAGCTCCTCTAAAAAAAGTTAAAAAAATAGTCTCCTATTCCTTACACTAATAATTAAATACTGTCAAACGTATAATAACAAATAATAATAAATAATAATAAACTATGTTCTTATTACTAATACGATTGAGAACTAACTTTTCTTGGAAAATAATTAAAAAAAATAGTTAATGTTAACCTTTGCAGGGTTTATCTCCTGTAACGTAGAGCTGAAGCCAAAAACTTCGAAACAACAAAAAAGGTCTAATGATACCTAATATAAGACTATAGCACTCTATGAGCTTCTATGAGCCATTAAACACTATTTCACGTTTTGTTCTCATGTTTACAATTCTAGGTTCTTTGTGATAATAATTGTTAAGGGTTAATTTATAGAAATTGGAAGACAAATGACAAACGATAAAAACAAGGGTAAAAAACCTAATTTAAAATTAGTGTCTGGCAAAACTGAAATAACAAAAGTTACAAAGTCAAAAGAACAGCCATTAACTGCTAAACAACTTGAATTTGCTCAATTAGTAGCTGATGGTTTTACTAAAGCTGATGCATTCAGAAAGGCTTATGATGTTTCACCAGATACAAAAGAAAAGTCAGTTCATGAGATGGCATCTAAAACTTTTGCGAATATCAAGGTCTTATCAAGAATAAAAGCTATACAGCACCAAAAGGCAGAAGATCAACGCATGTTGGGCATCAAACAAAGTGAGTTCATTATGAGACAACTTGAAAAGGAAGCAATGAACATGGACAATAACTCAGCTTCTAGAATTAGAGCATTGGAGCTGATGGGTAAAACTCATATGGTTGGTTTGTTTACTGATAAAGTAGAGGTAAAGTCTGAAAATATAAATATGACTGCAGATGAATTACAAGATCAGTTAAGAGATAAGTTGCAAAAGTTACTAGGTAACAATTAGCCTACCTTTTCCTATTTTCGTCAGATTAGTTATCCCACCTACCCCGACCCACCCGTGTATGCATAGCCCTGTCCATGCGTACTACAGTTGATTTTGCACATAAAATTTCATATTTTTTTCAAAAAAAATAAAAAAGGGGCTTGTCTACTAGTTATAACTAGTATATATATTTTGTTATACTAGTATAAATAACTAGTTATAACTAGTAATGTTATAACTAGTAGGGAAAACGGTTTGTCAGACAACGTAGTAAAACTAGATAAATTCAGAAGATCCAAAGAAATTGATTATATCACTGATGAGGATATTCCACAGTTGTATAATGAGATTAAAATAGGTTGGGTTGATGATGACGATGGCAATAAATCCTTACATATTGTTTCTACAGTAGATACTGATGAATGTTTGTGGATGATTGACTTAGCACAAAAGATAGTTGATAGTCGACCTGCAACTACATTGAATGAACATGAATGATTTAGCTAAATTATTAGATGCCGCTTATAAGAACTTAGATAACTTTCCTTTAGACAAGAAGAAAGAAATACTTGAGCTTGTAGAAAAGATTTCAGAAACAAAAGATAAAGAAAAAGCTAGGAAGGAGTTTCTTCCTTTTGTTCGTGCTATGTGGCCATCATTTATACATGGGCGGCACCATGAGATAATGGCAGAGGCATTTGAAAGAGTAGCCCGGGGTGAATTAAAAAGATTGATTATCAATATGCCACCCCGTCATACCAAGTCGGAATTTGCCAGTTATTTATTTCCTGCATGGTTTTTGGGAATGTATCCTGATAAAAAAGTTATTCAAACTGCACACACTGCAGAGCTATCCGTTGGTTTTGGCAGAAAGGTTCGTAACTTAATACAAAACGATGACTTCCAAAACGTTTTTCCGGGCATAGAACTGTCCACAGACAGTAAAGCAGCAGGAAGATGGAACACAAATAAGCGTGGAGATTACTTTGCTATAGGTGTTGGCGGTGCAGTGACAGGTAAGGGTGCTGATATTTTGATAATTGACGACCCCCACTCCGAGCAAGAGGCCACAATGGGTGAATATAACCCAGAAGTTTACAACAAAGTTTACGAATGGTACACATCCGGCCCTCGACAGAGACTCCAGCCGGGTGGTGCCATCATACTTGTGATGACAAGATGGTCAAAAAGAGACCTAACAGGGCAAATTGTTAGTAAATCTATTGAAAGAGAAGGCTCAAATGAGTGGGAAGTTATAGAATTACCTGCAATTATGCCTTCAGGCAAACCATTATGGCCTGAATTTTGGAAACAATCAGAATTAGACGCTCTAAAAGCAGAATTACCAGTTTCAAAATGGAACGCACAGTACCAACAGGACCCTACATCGGAAGAAGGGGCATTAATCAAGCGTGAATGGTGGCAGGAGTGGGAGAAAAAAGATTTACCACCATGTGATGCCATAATTCAATCATGGGACACAGCCTTCTTAAAAACGCAAAGAGCGGACTATAGTGCTTGCACCACATGGGGGATATTCTACCACCCAGATGATGACGGCAATGAGAGGCCAAATTTAATATTGCTAGATGCGTATAAAGAAAAGTTGGAATTTCCTGAATTAAAACGTGCAGCATATGACAAATACTGGGAATTTGAACCAGACCAAATGATTGTAGAAGCAAAAGCTGCAGGATCTCCATTAATTTTTGAACTTAGATCTATGGGAATACCTGTTACAGAGTTTACACCGAGCCGTGGACAGGATAAGATAGCGAGAGTAAACAGTGTTACTGATCTGTTTGCAAGTGGTGTTGTTTGGTGTCCACCTACAAGGTGGGCAGAAGAAGTTGTGGAAGAGTGTGCGGCCTTTCCATCAGGTGATCATGATGACTTGGTTGACTCAACTACGCAGGCACTGTTAAGATTTAGACAAGGTGGTTGGATCAGAACAACCATGGATGACTGGGATGATGAGCCTAAATACAGAAGGCCTGTGGAGTATTATTAATGGGTATTCAAACTGAAGAATATATGGGTAGGAATCAATTAATTGATAGACTATCAGCGCAAGTTGGAAACAGAGATATGGCTATAAAAATTTTACAAAAGCGTGGCATGATATATCCCGGTACAGAAAAACTTACTGAAAAAGGCAAGTTAAGAAATGAGATGACAGCAGAAGAAAGGGCCATAGATAGAGCCATAAATCTTTCAGGTAAACATAAATCTGAATATATTTATAATTCTAAAACAAACAATGTTAAGCTTGATAGGAATAAAATATGGAGATGAATCATATAATTGATGTTTTGTTAGGAATTATTATGGCAGGTAGTGGGTGGTTTATAAGCGCACAGTCGAAAGAAATTAAAAGAATAGATATATTATTAAACAAAACTAGAGAAGATTATGCAAAGCGTGATGATGTGACTGTTGCGATAAACCGACTAGAAGAAAAAATAGATAGAATTTTAGAAAGAATAAAATAGGAGAATCCAATGGCTGTAGAAAAAATAATGACACCAAGGGACTTGGCTAAAGCAGAAGCTGCCGAAGAAGAAGTTACTGTTGAGGTTTTAAACCCAGAAGCTGTTTCAGTAGAAACAGAAGATGGTGGAATGATAATAGATTTTACAGGAGAGCAAGTAGAAGAGATAATTGGTGGTGGATTTGATGCTAATCTAGCAGAAGAAATAGAAGAATCAGAACTGCAGGCAATGGCAAGTGATCTACTCTCAAGCTTTCAATCAGACAGACAATCAAGAAATGAATGGGCAAAAAGTTATGTTAAAGGGCTGGATCTTCTTGGTATGAAGATAGAAGAAAGACAGCAGCCTTGGGCAGGATCATCTGGTGTTTTTCACCCAATACTTACAGAGTCAATAGTCAGATTTCAAGCTCAAGCTATGGGAGAGATATTCCCTGCCTCTGGGCCAGTAAGAACAAAGATAGTTGGCAAGATGTCTCTTGAAAAAACAGAGCAAGCTTCTCGTGTAGAAAATGAAATGAATTATCTTCTTACAGAGGAAATGACAGAGTATCGTGATGAAACAGAGCAAATGCT